CTGTATGTGGCACCAACTTCTACTATGGTGGATCCAGGATACAGAGAAAATATAAATGCACGAATATTCTTGGCTTCAAATATCATCGCAAATGGGACAGATCTGGAAATAGCAGAGGCAGCAGGATATTTTCATGGAGGCTCTCATTATTTTACACCACATGAGCCAGCCCATATAATGGTACCCTATATGTCACCGGTATTTTTAACAACATTTTATGATTCAAATCCTGATCCATTTTTAATATCACCAGCACAGTTGCAAATACAGGTAAATAATAATAATCCTGTGCAGGAAATTTCGTATTCACTTGAATTAATAGCTTGTTTAAGTGATGATTTCTCAGCTGGAATATATATGGGAACAAATTCTAACATGATAGCAACATCATTCTCAGAGAAAACATATGAGATAATAGATAGTAGAGAACAAGCAGGAGTACTTGAATTCTTAGACAAAGCTATAGATACAACTTTACCAATACTCCAATCACTGGATGGTTTAGCGTCTCTTTTGGACGCCCACCCCATAACATATCAAGCATATCCAGTACGACAAAAGCAACTTGGCTATACTATTGCATGTGACAATGTGCAATATGTTGAACGTTTAGGAGCTACAAACCATAATAGACTGTGTGCGTCTGATCAAGAAGCTTATGGTGGAAAAACAAAAGAAACGGATGTTTATAAGCTTATGACAAGAACACTAGGCTTATATGAAAAATTTACATGGACAACCTCTGACGCAGCAGGATCACTACTTAAAACATATAAAGTAGGCCCTGGTGCTCATGGTAAAACCAGTTTTAAAACCACACCCCCCGTGTGTGTTTTTTCAACTGATTTTTACTATTGGAATGGTTCCCTAGTATTTGTTATAGATGTTGTGGCGTCAGCTATGCATAAAGGACAACTTATTGCGAGCTTTCATCCCAATTTGAGTGTAGCACCATCCAGTTTACAGCAAGCTACTCAGCAATACTTTACCTCGTTCGATCTAAATGAAGGTAGAGCAACAGTGGCTTTACAAGTTCCATACCTGAAGAAAACAGCTTATTTACCAATAGATAATGTTTTACCAGATAAGTATCCAACTAAAAACCATTTTAATGGTATTTTATGTTTATGGGTGCAAAATGCTTTAAGAGGAACATCGACCGTAGCAAATATGGTTGATGTTAATGTTTATTTACATGCTGGTGCTGATTTCAAAATGGAAATATATGGTTCTAGTCTTAGTAGTCCAACATCACTTAAGAAAAAAGAACTTAAAATAGATCAACGAGTAGTGAAATACGAGTAGGAAGAACGCAAAAAGATTTCATGA